GGGTATGCTGGTACAATAGGTATGTCTATAGATGCAGTTCGTATATGGTGTAAATAATATTTTATATTTTTTGCATGTTTTGTCCCATAATGTATGGGATATATAGAATAGGTAGAATAGATAGGGATAGGTAGGATAGGTAGGATATAGATATATATTAAGATAAAAAAAGTAGACATTTTTATCCCTAGTTTTTATCCCTAGTTTTTATCCCTAGTATTATTATTAGTTATGTTAATCTTTTCAGTGAAGATTTGAGAGATTCGGTAAACATGTACAGTCCTTTGGACTGCATTAAGCAATCTAATAAGATAAGAAGGAGATAAAATGCTTATATTTTTGCAGAAAATTCACATATAATTCAAATAAGTAGACTTAAAACCCCTCTTAGACTATTTAGCAATCTTGTTTTTCTAGGCCCCTGGTCGACGGAACAGACCAGGGGCAAAAAAAATATTGAAAAAAATGAAAATTAAAGAATCTCGAAAGAGATTTATTTTTTTGCCCTGTCGGCAGGGGTTGACAAAATGAGAAAAGTATGATATAATGTAAATATATAAATATATCACATATTTTTGTGTATGTCAATAGTTTTTTCTAAAAAATTCTTATCAATTTTTGTGAGAGCAAATTTTTCAAAAAAAATAATTGTATTATATTACAGGAAGCACTTAATTAAGTGTTTAGTAATTTTTGAACCTAACTGCTGGTTGGTGAGCTAGCCACCGGCTGTTTAGAATATAAATTTTTAAAGTCTGGTGTCATCTGCCAGCAGAAAGGAAAAACAAGATGAATAACGAAATCTGGAAACCTGTAAAAGGTTTCGAAAATGCTTATGAAGTAAGCAACATGGGAAGAGTAAGAAGTTTAGACAGAAAAGTTACCTTTATAAAAAAAGGCAAAGTCCAACAAATGGACAGAAAAGGACAATTGCTTACTCCTCATAAAATTGGTGGTAACAGTAGATGGAATAATAACGAAAGACAATACTTATATGTAATGCTTGGTAATCAAAGTATGCGTTATGTTCACAGATTAGTCGCAGAAGCCTTTTGTGAAAGGCCAGATGGGTGTGATGAAGTAAATCACATAAATGAAGACAAAACAGATAATAGGTCTTGTAATCTTATGTGGGTAACTCATCAAGAAAATGTAATGCACAGTTATTATAAATGTACTGGTGCAGGACAGAAAAAACTCAGAGGTGAAGAATGGCATGCTAAACATGACCCATATAGAAACTATGTTGACAAGAATAAAAGAATAGCAGATGGATTTGCAAATAAGAATATATCTAATAGATGGGCATTAGAGTATTATGCAGACTATTTGAGTAAAGATGAGAAAAGATACTTAAATGAAGATATTTTAAAAAATATCCAACTGAAAAAGAAATATAACGCAAAAGCAAAAATATCTTATAAGGAATATAAGGAGATTTAATATGGAAAGGGTTACAGAAAATGTTATTGAATTTATAGAAGGCGATGAATATATGTGGATCACTGCAAGTAAAAATTCTGAACTAAAAAAGAAAATAAAGGCAATGATGAAGAAAGACAACACATTAGAATTCAGAACTAATAAAGATGGAAGTATGTATGGGAAAATGCCAATTTCGTACCTATCTTTTAAAATTCCTAAAAACATGTCAGACAACAGCCTCACCAACCTTCATAAAGGCTGATTTTTCCCCGATGCATCGGGCACTTTTTGAGGCAAAAACGAGTTTTTATTTTGTGGTAGGCATATTTATTGCCTAAGGTGAAAAAAGTCCGTTTTTTCCCTAAATTTTGAATATTTTTATAAGGAGATTTAATGTCAGATAATTTTGAATATAAAGAATCAGTAGCACGGTCTTTAGCAAGACTAATTTACATAAAGATGAATAAAAGATGTTATGATGCAGGCGATTTGTCTACAATAGCATTAAGCTGGCAAAACATTTATGAAAATGGTGAGTTAGATGTACAACTTATAGCATCTTCACTAGTAACAGACATGATGCCTGTATATTCTAAAAATATATTTGAGAAAGCAAGAAATAAGAAAGCTAATAAACAGTAAATAATAAGTTTTAATCCACTAAAAAATTCCTCCAGTAATAGTGGAATATATACCTGAATTACAAGTAAGAGAATAAAGTTCAGAATAATATTATTGAACTGATTATTATAGATGAAATTAGGGTACAGTTTTTATTTGTCACTATTTGGGCTGTACCCTGATAAATTAAATTAGTAGCCATTTTTCCAACTTATTCGTATAAATATAAAATAGGTTGACAAAATTAGCTAATTTATTCCTCGGTAGCCTTTTCGGTAGCCTTTTCGGTAGCCTTTTCGGTAGCCTTTTCGGTAGCCTTTTCGGTAGCCTTTAGATAGCCAAAAGGCTACTATCTATTACTAATAGATATAGGTTTTTTAGTAAACTAAAAAAATAAGAAAAGAAAAATAGAAATCTACCCATATGATTGTTAATGGAAAAAAGAAATTTGATATGTAATTCCGCCCGGCGGGCGAGAGGATAACAAATGACAGAAAAAGAAGCAAAATAGTATTTGAAAGATAATAGGTTGACAAAATAAGCATAATATGTTATAATAACATATGTAAAAGCATTTGTAAAGTACTTTTTGAAAAAATTTTAAATTTTTCATTTTGAATATTGTATTATAAGTAGAGAGTACTTTACAAAAGTAATGTTAAAAATTTTGACATTAAAAATGGTGTTAAAATTTTAGTACCACTAAAAATAAGATAAAAATAGATAATTGATTGGATGTAACTATTACTCCACTCCCTGATAATAGGTATGTTCAGTCAGTTATCTATTAAATATATATTTACAGGGAGTTAGTAACAAATGAAATTAACTTATAACCAATATAAAGCATGGTTAAGAACAAACAAAAGAATAGAAATTGATGGTAAAAAGTATAATTCAAGTACAATAGTAAACTATGTTGAATATACAGATGAGCTTATTACCAATCACAACATTAAAAAAGCAATAGAAATTAATGGAAATATTTATATTTCAGGTATTCAATTAAGAGATTATTCTTTAATGAATAAGTATGGGATTACGGATTTAAAACATTATACTAAAATGATGACTAAATTAGGTATTGCAGAGTGTGTTGACACACATTGGAAGCATATGCCATATGATGATAAGAATGGTGTGTGTAAAAAATATAAGATAGATATTAACAGGTTAGCTGATGTAGCTGATGTTGCTTATGATAAGCATTCTCAGTTATATCCTGGTATGTATACTAAAGTTACCTACCACCTACCTTCCTCTCCTACCTCTCCTACCTCTCCTGCTCCTACATCCTATACCTTACCTTCCCATACATTATGGGCAAAAACACGCAAAAAATATAAAATATATCCAACAAGCATACAAATAACAGAATTTGATAAGGAATATTATATGGAAAAAATGAGAGAATATTTAGAATTTGAAGAAACAGCAATAACAAGAGAAGATATTGAGCAAACAGAGACATACAGATTACATAGAAATTGGTTTGAGCAGATAGATAACAAGAATCCTTATAATTTTGATGAAATGTGGTTTTCACTAAAATATCCTATTTCTGCAACAGAAAAAGATATATTAAGAAGTCATTATCATAACCATATAGTAAATAACAATGAAGATTATCAGGAATGCCTTAAGCTGATTAAGAAGATAAACCAGACAGCAAAATATCCCATTAGAATGGGCTTACATGTAGACATAAAAGGTACAAAGTATTTAGGCTTAAAGCCTTCATGTAGGCAGTATAATGATTTATGTGGAATAGAATCATCATTAAGAAACAAGATGTTAGAAGACATGGGATATGCTAAATTTGATTTACATTCTGCAATATTTGCAGTGGCAAGAGCAAAAAATAAAGGCATATTTGATGTAGACTGGGATTTGAAGAGAGATATGTTTGAAGACTGGAATACATATGATACAGAAACAAAATCAGACATAAAAGAAGTTTTAAACAGATGCTTTTTCTGTAGTTTTAAAGAAGCTTATAGCAAATATAAAAATGACAGAATAGAAAACAAACAGAGATTATTAACAAAAGATTGTTTTACGGAAATATATGATGAAGTACAGGCAAAAACAGGCGGTACTAAAGAGTACCAAGGCAATATATTCCTGTATGAATCATATTTAGAATTAAAAATAATGGAAGCAATGATAGATAGCGGAAAAGAAGTATTGAATGTATTTGACTGTTTTTGGTACAAAAAAGATGAAATAACAGAAGAACAGTTTAAAGATTTAGTACAAAAAATAGCTGAAGAAGTTTTATTTTAAACAATATCAGGAAATTTTCTAATAATTTTCTTTTCATAGTTTTATTCCTTTTTAATTAATTTTTTACAAACACATGAAAGCAGGGGCTGGCGCACAGCCCTTGTTATTAGTGTGTTAAAAAGAGAGGCAAACAAATGACTAAAAAACAACAACTATTAATTGAATTATATGCAACAAAACCATTTGCCAAAGATAAAGATATAGCAATGGAAGTGGGTGTAACACCACAATATATATGCAAATTTAAAAGAACAGATACATTTAAAGAAGCATTAGATAAAAGATTAAAAGAGATTTGGAAAGATTCAGAAAGAATTGCAGTAGATGCAATGATAGAAGCGGCAAAGAGTGGAAATATAACAGCAAGTACATATATATTGAATAGTTTAAATTATCAAGCACCACAACAGATAAACTTAAATACAAATGTAATTAAAGTAAGTATAGAAGATGATTGAACTTAAATTATCAAAGAAGCTATTCAATGAAACATATTATCCATACTTATGTCAGTATAATACCTTAAAAGAAATATATTATGGTGGAGCCGGTTCTGGAAAGAGCCATTTCATAGGACAAAAGATAATATTAAAATGCCTGACTGAAAAAAGAAAAGTATTAGTAATAAGAAAAGTACAGACATCACAGAAAGAATCATGTTGGAGACTGATATTAGACATATTATCACAATGGCAAATATTAGGATATATGAAAGTAAACAAGTCAGACATGACAATAGAATTTCCAAATGGTTCAGTAATATTGTTTAAAGGATTAGATGACCCTGAAAAGATTAAATCAATAGTAGGATTGACAGATTGCTGGTGTGAAGAAGCAACAGAATTAACAGAAGAAGATTTTGACCAGTTAGAATTAAGAATAAGGCCATTTAACATGATTCCACAGATATTCATATCATTTAACCCTATAAGTAAAGCCAACTGGACATTTAAGAGATGGTTTGAAAATGGTACAAACGATTTTGTCTTAAAGACAACATATAAAGATAATAAATTTCTGTCAAAAGAATATATAGAAAAACTAATAAATATGATAAATACAAACCCAACATATTACAAGATATATGCATTAGGTGAGTTCTGCACATTAGATAAATTAGTATATAACAACTGGAAGATAGAAGAATTTAATTATCAGAATATTAAAGGACAGTTAGCAATAGGATTAGACTTTGGTTTCAGTAATGACCCAACTGCTTTGATAGCATCAATAATAGATGAAGATAATAACAAGATATACATATTCAGAGAATGGGGTTCAACGAATAAAACAAATAATGAAATTGCTGAAATAATAAAGACATTAGGATTTAGTAAATCCCTAATAATAGCAGATTCGGCAGAGCCAAAGAGTATAGAAGAAATAAGAAGATTAGGTATTCAGAGAATAAGAGAGTCAACAAAAGGACCAGACAGTATTATTCATGGAATACAGAAATTACAGCAGTATGAAATTATTGTATACCCGGACTGTAGGGAAATAATAACAGAATTAGAGAATTACAGCTGGCAAAAAGATAAAAAAACAAATGAGTATATAAATAAACCAATAGATTTGTTTAACCATTATTTGGATGCATTAAGATATTCATTGCAGTGCATAAATAACAAACATTTGAAAGTAATGGATAAAAAACTATTAGGTTTGTAAGTATTATTTAGGTTAACAGTATAGGAGTAGATTAAAGTGTTTTTATGTAGTAAAGATGTAGGATTAACGCAAAAAGAGTTAAGTAAAATACTTCCAATCTTTCAGACAAAAGAGATTCCAAAGTTACAGAAATTCTATAATTATTATATTGGCAGACAGGCAATCTTTTTAAAAGAAAGAGATGAAGGTAAACCAAACAACAAAATTGTTGTGAATTATTGCCACACTATAACAGAGAACTTTCAAGGCTATATAACAGGTATTCCAATTACATATTCAAATGATAATTTTGAAGAAGTACAGGATATATTGAATTATAACGATGTAGTAAATGAGGATTCAGAGTTATTAAAACAGGCATTAATTTATGGCAAGGCATTTGAAATCAATTACATAGATGAAGAAGGCAAACAGAGATTTAAGGTATTAGATACCAGAGAATGCATTGATGTATATGCAGATGACTTAAATAATGATTTGTTATATGTAATAAGATTTTATAGAGAAGACTTGATAGATAAAAATAATGAAGATTATATAGTTGAAGTATATGGACCAAATACAGTAACAACATATAAGAGTACACCAGGATTTGCATCATTCCAATTTTTAAATGAAGTGCAACATTACTATGGACAATGTCCAATAACAGTATTCAGATTAAATAGTGATGAGGATAGTATATTTGGACAGATAATATCCTTACAGGATGCATATAACAGCTTATTATCAGATGAGATAGATGACTTTGATGATTTTGCTGATGCTTATTTGGTATTAACAGGACAGATAGCAGATGAAGAAGATTTAAGGTTAATGAAGAAGAATAAATGTTTGTTATTAGATGAAGGATGTACTGCAAACTACTTAACCAAATCAATATCTGATACACAGATAACAAATATGTTACAGAACATAAATAATCAGATATATAACAAAGCAAATTGTCCTGACTTAAATGATGAGAACTTTATGAGTCAGTCAGGAATAGCAATAAGATATAAATTAGTAGGCTTTGAGAACAAAGCAAGTTCAATAGAAGCTAATATGAAAAAAGCACTACAGAGAAGAATAGAATTAATTAGTGCAATAATCAATCTTACAGATGAAGTAATGTGGAGAGAAGTAGACATTAAATTCACACGAAATCTTCCAGTCGAATTATCAGAATCAGCAAACATAGTTAATCAGTTAAAAGGCATAGTATCAGATGAGACTTTATTAAGTCTGCTTCCATTTATTGAAGACCCTAAAGAAGAGGTTAAACGAATGGATGAACAAAATAAAAAGAACATGGAAATGTATGGCTTTAACAATCAGGTAGATGACGATGAACAAGTATTGGAAGAAGAGAGATGAACTATATAATAAGTTCCTTAAAGCAACAGAGTCAAAATTAGGAAGTGAGTATAGACGAGTATTAAAGGAACTAAAAATAGAATTAGCAGATTTATATGATGAAATATTAGCATCTAAAGCAGACGGAACAATACTAATTAGCGATTTATATAAGTATAACAGATATTATGAACTGCAAAATAATATAAATATAGAGTTAAGAAGATTAGGTGAGAAGGAAATAAACATACTGACAACCAATCTAACAGACTTATATATAGAAAATAAATTGCTAATAGGTAAAGAGCTAATATTTCAACCAATAATAGATGTTGAAGCGGCTAAAAGAGCAATTAAAACAATATGGTGTTCAGATGGCAAGTTATTCAGTCAAAGGATATGGGGCAACATAAGTTTATTAGAACAGCAGATACAAGAAGGTATTGTAAATACCATAGTACAAGGTAAAGGTAAAGCTGATTTAGTAAAGACAATAAAAGATTTGTTTAATGTTGACTATTATAAAGCAGACAGGAT